ACCGTGGCCTGCACCATCGCCCGCATCCAAGCCCATCAGGTGCTGTCGTATGACGCGATCTACTCGTGTGTGAAGACCACCGTCAGGTTGCAGTCAGGCGAGCCTCAGTAGAGGTAGGCGGTCACGATCCCGCTGATCGACTGGGTGGCGTAGGCGGTGCCGTCGTCGAGCCGGTAGGCGGTGCCACCGACGACGTTGATGTTGGGGTTCAGGACGGCCTTGAACGGCACAGTCCCGGCCTCTTGGAAGTGGCAGGACAAGACACCGGCGGCGCTGGCCAGGTCGGTCACGGACAGGACGTCGAAGTAGCCGTTGGTGTCGGTGGTGACAGTGACCTGCCGGACGACGAGGGTGATCGGTGAGATGCCGTCGTAGTCCCCGGACAGGGCCATGAACTCGCTGCCCAGGTCGCGTTCCACACCGTTGGTGACCGGCACCCACTGCGACCCGGTCCAGTAGTCCTGTTGGCCGGGGTTGGAGTCCAGCATCGACACGGTGTTGATCGCTGGGGTGAGGGTGTCGGAGGCGCGGGTCGCGGCGTTGGCGTAGTGCAGGACCAGGTTCCGCTTGCCGGTGTCGGTCAGGCCGATGCCACCGGCGGTGGTTTGGGTGAACCCAGCGGTGTCGTGGCGTACCGCCAGCGGGGTGCCTGAGGACCCGTCTCCGGTGGCGGAGGTGTCGTGGAGGACCGACCCGGAGGCTGCGGTGGTGGGGTTGCGGGGTGTCCACTTGTGGGTGGTGTTGTCCCAGCCGAGGACTTGGCCGTTGGTGGGTGCGGGGGCGTTGACGTCGGGGATGCCGCCGAGGGTGGCGGTGGAGGCGTAGGTCACCTGCAACACGTAGGGGTCGTCGGCTGTGCCGGTGCCGCCCAGGGACAGGTTGAACGCCGTGGTGTCGATGACTTGGAGGTCGAAGTTCCCGGAGATGACGTAGGGGTCTTGGGCTGTGCCGGACCCGGTGACGACGATCTTGTCGCCGTTCTGGATCAGGCAGGAGCAGGTCGCTCCACCGCAGCATCGGGGCATCTGCTTCCTCCTACCAGACCGCTACAGCGCAGTAGCCGCCACCGCCGGTGCCACCGGCACCAGATGAGAACGTGTTCTGTGAGGCACCACCACCACCGCCGCCACCGCCACGGACACCGTTGCCGCCACCACCAGCAGCAGCGCTCACCGACGAGCCACCACCGCCGCCGCCGGTTCCGGGTACCGGGATGCCGAGCGGTCCGGTTGCGGGCAGGTTGCCGTTGCCGCCAGCGGCTCCGGCTGTGCCCAGGGTTCCACCGGCGACCTGGAACGGGTAGTTCGGTCCGCCGGTCCCGGCGCCTTGCAGGACGTTGGCGGCGGACAGGTAGCCGCCCGACCCTCCACCGGTGGCACCGAACCCGCCGGACCCGACTGCCTGGCCCCAGTTTGCGGTGTTGCCGAACCCGATGCCGCTCTGTCCGCCTGGCTGGCTGATGTCACCGCCGCCGGAGGTGCCGGGGTACATGCCGTAGCTGGGTGGACCGCTGTAGTCGCCGGTCACGGCCGCCTGGCCGCCGACGCCACCGGTTCCGCCACCGGCGCGCAGCAGGGTGCCGAAGAGGGTGTCGCCACCGTTGGTGCCGCTGTTGCCGTTGGTGTTGTCGACGGTGACTGCGGCTCCGCCTGTGCCGGGTGCGCCGATGGTGACCGCCACCGAGGACGGGAGGTCGGTGACGTAGAAGTCTGCCCTGGAGCAGGCTCCACCGCAGCCGCCGCCGCCGCCTGCACGGATGGTGTTGGTGGCGCCCCGGCGGCCGGAGCCACCGCCGCCGCCTGCGCCGATGACGGTGACGCGGGCGATGGACTTGCCGGTGGGGCGGGTCCAGGTGGCTGATGCGGTGTAGGTGGACACCGACACCGACGGGATGGTGAGGGTGGCGACTGCGCTGAGTACCAGCGGGTCGTCGATGGTGCCGGAGCCGGTGAGGGTGAGGTCCACTGAACCTGAGTCGGCTACCGCGATGTTGGGGGCGACCAGTGAGGTGATGACGTAGGGGTTGGTGCGGGAGCCGTCACCGGTGACCAGGATGCTGTCGCTGCCGTTGATCTGGCAGGAGCAGTTCTGGCTGGCGCAACCACATCTGGTCATGTTGTACCTCTCGGGTTCTCACCGTCGTGGCTCCGGCCTGGATCGGCGATCCGGCTGGCCGTCGTACTGGGCTCAGCGTAGGTCACTCTGCGGTCCATGCTGTGAAGGCTCGCGTCGACCCGTAGGTGGAGGTGAATCCACGGATCATCGCCGAGCCACCCACGTCGGCGCCGTAGCGCTGGACACGCTGGATGCCGCTGCCGGTGTCGTCGGCCAGTGACCATCCGATCCAGGCGTGGGCGCTGTCGGGGGTGTTGGCTGCGCCGGGCTGGGAGTAGAACATGCCGTTGAAGCCGGTGACGTCGTCGTTCCAGTCGGCCACAGGGACTGCTGTGGGGCCGATCCCTGGGCCTAGCAGGGCCGCAGCGGTGCGGGGGGCCGGGCGGCGCTCCTGCGCACCTGTACGGCGCTCTGAGTCCCGCATCCAGTCCTGGAAGGTGCTGACGGGTCGACCGGTTCCACTCATGCCGTGTCCAGTTCTGCGGTGTCGTCGGCGTCAGGGTCGGCGCCGCCGTTGGGGGCTGGGCTCATGGTGACGGTGACTCGCTCGTCGCCTTCGGCTTCGACGACCTGGACCTGGTCTAGCTTCTGCCACTGTGCCAGTTCTACGACGGTGCCGGAGGCGCGCAGCGGCAGCCACACGCCGGGCACCAGTTGGTTGATTCCGACGGGCACGTCAGGCATGAGCTGTGAGTTGTCGGGGATACGGACGATGTACGGCGCCGGGTATCGTGAGGCAATACCGCGTCGGGCCTGTTCGGTCAGGACCGCCACCACCGACTGCTGCTGTGCTGCGGTGAGAACCTCCCCGGAGCCTGCCGCGTCCTCACCGAACGACGACACCAGGATCTCTACGCCACGGTAGGGGGAGTCCGGCTGGGCGGCCACACCGTACAGTCCCGCGTTGTTGGTCACCGCGTACAGGTCGGACAGCAGCATCCCGTATTCGGTGATCTTGGGGGCGGCGGAGAAGAACTCGGGACGGAACTCCGGCAGCCGTCCGACGGGACGGTGGGTGTCGTTGAGGATAATGCGCCGACCGATGACCGAGTAGTCCAGGCCAGCGTTCTGCGCCATGTCGTCGACTTCCTCCCAGGCGGTCTTGCCGAAGTCGGGCACCGACCGGGACTGGCGGGCGTCGTCGGGGTAGTCCAGGGATGTCAGGTAGGGCAGCACGTTGGGGTCGTCGCGGACCAGGGCGTTGGCGATGATGAGCCGGGCGCGCTGCACCGCCGACAGCAGTCCCTCTTCGACACCGTTGACCACATGGTAGGCGTCGTTGTAGCCCTGCATCATGATCCGCCGGTACACGTAGCCCATCACGTCTTTGCATTCGATGGTGAACCCGGCCTCGTCGTCTTCGATCAGCGTGATCGGCCCCTCCATGACTCGGACCCCGTCGCGGTACACCACCAGTTCGTGCATCCAGGTGTGGAGGCTGGCCAGCAGTCGCCCGCAGTCCGAGCCGAACCCGTTGGTGGTGATGGTGGCGCCACCCAGGTCGTCGCGCTGCCGGGTCCACTGCACCTGGGTGAGGGGTGTGATCTCGCCGCGCAGCACCTTCCCGCCCCGGTCGTAGACGAAGACCCGGTGGGTTCCGCAGCCGAGCTTCTCGAACGGGGCGGCGTCGTCGACCACGCTCACCCCGGACAGGGCGCCGATCCCGGCGTGGGTCCAGAACGTCGCAGAGTCACACCAGTCCGACGGCCCGGTTCCGCCGACCCGGTAGGTCCGCATCTGCCATTCGTAGTGGAATCCCGGCTGGAACGTGGACGGCGGGACCTGCCAGGTCTGGTCGCCACCAGGGACTGTGGTGTCGCCGAGGACGACCACCCATTCGTCGCTGCCCACGACCCGGAACTGGTAGTCGGCCTGCTGTTGGGTCGCTCCGGCGTTGGGGTCACGGAACTTCCACTTCAGCACGGTCTCTTCGGTGGCATCCACAGCCTCACCCTTGACCGGCGAGGTGGGCACCGGTGGGGAGGTGACGTCTTGGGCGTAGAAGGAGCGGGCGGTAGCCCACGGACCCCACGCCTTCTGCTGGTCGCGGGTGCGGACCGTCCACTCGTAGTAGGTGTTGCCCTTGAAGACGCCAGGGTCGACGACATAGTTGTCGAACGACGTGATCTGCCTGGTGGTCCGCCATGGGCCGGGGCCGTCGGAGTCGCGGACTGCGCGCCACCGGATC